TGCAATAATACTTCAGTAAAGCTTTCTGGTTGAGCCATCCAAATAACACCGGTCATAATGCTACAAATAGTAATACCTGAAAACCGTGTTAATACATCTCCTAGCTCTTTTAAGTACTTATAAAGAGCTCCACCAACTAATAGTCCAACGCCTGCTCCAATTTCGCCTAGAACAACAAATGCCCAAACTACAAGAGGTAGTTCCCATGACGCAGCTGTCTCAGCATCAATTGGCCATTTAGCTAAACCTTGTTGAAGAAATACGATTGCAAGTGGAATTCTTAGCAACCAATGACTCATACAAAAATCAGGTATTTTGTTAGTAATATTCTTAAGCATTCTACTATCCTTGTAAAATAGATGGGAGGCTAACCGTGGCCTCCCGCGCACTTATTAAGTAGTGACCCTTACTTTTTAAGCTTAGCTATTTCTAGCATACACTTTTTAGCTTCTTCGTGTAACCCTTGATTTGCCAAGGCGGCGGCAGCTCTAGAGTAACCGATGATTTCGCATGATCGCATAAATGCACGACCAAAGTTAGCGAAAGGATTTACTACATAGTTCATTGCAATCGCAGTCATTAGTTGACTCCTCTTTTCAGAGATGGATCACCTGTTGCTACTGCATAGATATCTCCACGTGAGATACCAATATCCTGAAGCTCTTTATTAGTCAACTGATTAAGTTCTTTAACCGTTTGTCTAACTTGTTTTGCCCATACGTAGGATTTACGTACAGATTTAATATAACTTACAATGCCCTCAATCGGATTCTGTAAGTAGTTGTTGATTGTTAGTATGTGTTGTGTCATTTTGACCCTCGTTTTTTCCAATTGAAATTTTACGAGGACGCATTTCTTCTGGGACGATCACCTTCAATTCTACTGCAAGGATCCCGTCTACTAGATCTGCTCCGTGCACTTGTACGTGCTCAGACAGCCTAAAGGTTCGCTTAAATTTCTTTGTCGAAATGCCGCGATGGATAAATTCTCTACCTTTAGAAATATGATTTCCGGTCACTGAAAGAGTTCGATCTTTTACTTCAATTGACAACTCATCTCGAGAGAAGCCTGCCACAGCAAGTTCAATGAGATAATCATTCTCACCAGTCCTAAGGATGTTGTGAGGTGGATAATGATCGTTGGCATGAGTTGCCACTTGATCGAGTTCATTTAAAAGGTGATCGAATCCCACGAAAGATGAACGTGGAAATAGTTGTTTTACGCCTGTCATTGTTTTCTCCTTTTCCAAGCAAGATGTATTAAGGACCCGGTATCCGGCATCCACGATTATTTATAAGGCTTTATGCTTTATAGTTAGGTATTTCCGATATTATATTTGGGACATAGTTCCCACTGTTGTTTTTCCTTATGAGGAATAACTTTAATCTGACGAAGAGGGGCTTTATCGGTAGCCTGATCTCCATTCACGATATCCAACAAACCCCAGTCAGAAAGCAATGTTGCAATCGTATTTCGGCGTTGTATATCATTATCCATCAGATTCGACGGTTTCCCATCTAACATGAATAACTCTTTAAAGTGAACAATAAAGTATCTACCTTGCTTGTGCAAGATATGACAAGATTGGTAAAGCTTATTGTCTTTTCGAGACGCCACACCAATTCTGGTAAGTGTTTCTCTAATCTTTAAGAAGTCATCTGGTTCTTTTAACGAGATCTCCAGCATCATCGCGGGAGTCCACGTTACTTCGTTATTTTGTTTTTCCACCTTTATAGACCTTCAATTTCAATTCATCAATTTGATTATTTGTTAATACTTTAAGCACTTGACGTGCCTTCTCATTGCTATAGCCATAGTATTCTTTAATGGCGTCTAACGCTTCTATTGTATCTGGTTTGATCCATTTACTAAAGCGCTTTTTGCTTCTGATAGTATTTATAAGAAAATCAAATTGAAGCTTCGAGTCTATATGATGACAACGGTTCATCTCATTAGCAAGAAGAACAGTGTCTGGAAAGTAAGAAAGACCACGGTTAACCATATAGGCACTGTAAGCTTTCTCGGTTAAGTCATCAACCATGATATTCTTTTTGGTTTGGTTGATAGCGTTAAGATAATCAAAAGGGTTCATAATCCAATAAGTCCTAATCCATGGTTTGCGACTGCATTTAAGATAATAAAGACGCCAACATTACTGCCACTCTGCTGAAGCCATTACCTCGGTCATACAAGCAACCACGTTAAGTTCATGATCAGCAACAAATGCATTCTTGTACTGATAGTCTGCCAGGATAAGAACAATCTGAGGAATAGAGTGAGGTTTTAAGTTGTCACTCATATTGTCATAGATCTTACGGAAAATAGCATGAGGCTCGGTGTCCATATTATCAGCAACCCACTTGCGCATCTGTTTAAAGTCTTTGTTACGCAGATGGGAAATAAGACCTTTGACACTGTCATCAACCAAGTTAACCAATACGCCTGAGTCAATAGTACCAGACACTGAGTAACGCTGACACTCATTTAGGATGCGACGGAAGTCAGGAAAATACTTTTGAACAACTTCAGCCACGACCTTTTGATCATAGGTAATGTTTTCTTGGTCAAGTACTCCAGTCACACGTTTAAAGATACCACCAGCGATCGATGGCTTTTCGCTATTAGGAATAGCAAAATCATAAACACTGCAACGAGAGTGCAAAGGCTCAATGATACGGTTTTTAAAGTTGCATGTCAAAATGAACCGGCAATTGTTTGAGAATTCTTCGATGAATCCACGCAACGCAGGCTGAGTTGACTGTGGGTTAAGGTAATCAGCCTCATCGAGGATAACGACCTTATAACCACCTTGCAATGAAACCGAAGAAGCAAACTGTTTAATCTTACCACGTAGGGTATCAATATTACCTTCTTCGGAACCGTTGACTACGATATAATCAAGCTCAAGCATATTGCATAAAGCTTTGGCAACCGTAGTCTTACCGACACCAGCGGTACCACTAAACATCATGTTTGGCAGTTCACCAGACTTAGCGATATCGGTAAAGGTTTTAGTCAAAGACTTGGGAAGTACACACTGATCGATAGTGCGAGGGCGGTACTTTTCTACCCATAGAAATTCAGACATTCACGTTCTCCATAATTTAATATAGTCCCATTATACACTATAATGGAACACTTGTACACCTCTATAAATAAGAATATGAAAAAAATACTGCTCATGACCATATTTTTAGGTGCTTGTTCAAAGGCACAACCCGTAGATTCAATAGGACCTATGGATGGTGTGGTATATTCAGCTGCAGTTAGATTAGGCTTAAATGAAACGGATAATCGCCAAGAACTGAAATCATTCCTTGGCGTAGATCCCTTTTATTACGAGTGGTGTGCAGCATTTGTTAATTCAGTCCTAGAAGAAAACGATATTCCAGGATCAGAGTCGGTTAGCGATTACCCTCTTACTGCAAGGAGCTTTACCAGCTGGGGATACAGTGTACAAAATCCTGAAAGAGGAGACATCATCGTATTCCCACGTGGTAACCAAGGATGGCAAGGGCATGTAGGATTCTATGTAAAAACCGTTATGGTTAATAACAAAGAAATGTACATGATACTTGGCGGAAACCAGGCTGACTCAGTTTCATTTGAGGTGTTTCCAGCAAGTATGGCAATCACAATTCGACGCAGACCCATGGAGTCAAGCTGAGGAATCGAACCTCACCACAGCGGCGACTCGTGACGCCTAGTCGTGTCTGTGCTGCTAGCAAACCTGCGCTGACATATTTTGGCGGTCTGTGGGGGAATCGAACCCCCGTTAACGGGTTGCAGCCCTAGACGCTTATACGAACAGACCTTATATGGTGCCGCCACGAGGACTTGAACCCCGGACATCCTGATTACAAATCAGGCGCTCTACCAGCTGAGCTATAGCGGCAATATCATTTATAAAAACACACAGACCCTTATACTACATGGCTCACGCCAAGCCGGTCAAGCAACACCCGGATCTCTGTGCTACCACNCACAGCGTATTATCAAAGCTCGTCAAAGCTTTTGCTCTTGGTCTTTTCAGTGTTAATACAGTTGACGCTGNACTAAAACCTAGTGTGCTTATATAAATGGGCTGCCCTAACGCCCAGTCAAAGATACACTAAGTTCATCCTTTAGCGTTCTCCGGGCCCAGAGTGGATATAACGAGTTATCGTAGTGTATCCGTGACTAGACGTTTTGATTTCTTTCCATACCGACAGCCAATATGGAGATAGATTGTTACTACCAGTGATAAGTCTCGCACAATCTAACCTTATTTATCACACCCAAACACTTATGGGATTTAATCCTAACGTCGATCTTGTTGCAAATCCTGAGGAGGAATTTATCGGTTTTACCAGCAACGTTATTGATCGTAAAGTGAATGCCTCGTTCCCAGACACACCGTTAGAATTCTGGAGCGGATAGGGGGATTCGAACCCCACTCAGCACGGCTTGGAAGGCCGGCGACACAACCCGTGTGCTTACCCGCAAATAGGTGCCAGTTTCTCCCTACTGACAGGTCTCCTAGCTTTCTCACTACATACAAAGCCTGTAGCTTCACAACGTCTAGGACCTTGGCTATTGGCGGAAGCGCAGGGATTCGAACCCTGGGTAGAGTTTCCCCTACGCTAGTTTTCAAGACTAGAGCCTTAAACCACTCGGCCACACTTCCTTATTTTGGTGCACCAACTTGGACTCGAACCAAGGACAAATGCGTTATGAGCGCAGTGCTCTAACCAACTGAGCTATAGGTGCATAGTATAGGCAGGATAAAGTGGCTATACACCAAAGGAGAGCCGGTTAAGGTTGTCCTAAGTCCCTAATTCCCTTGGCAGCGATCAACCTGCCTCAC